TTACCAAATTAAAGGTATTTCATGAAATGCTCTAATCATCCTCTCTGCTGCTTCTGAAAGCGTTATTTTATTCTGGAGTGCATATTCTTCTATTTTATTTTTTACATCCACAGGTAAACGAAATTGAACAGCTACTTTACCTAATAAAGGACGCCCAGAACCTGGTCTTGCGCCTCCGTGTTGCTTTTTTTCTTTTACTTCTTTCATTTGTTACCCTCCTAAAATATCTAAATGATTAGCAACAAGCCAATCTGTTAAATTACGCATTGCAACAGCTAATTGAGTAGCTGTATTATAATTGTATTTTATATCATCTAATTGCGTTACCTTTTGTGTGTCGTTAAATTTTCCTTTCTCAAATCGTATAACAATTCCCGCCTCTGTATCTGTTGCGACAAACCAATTTTCACGCTCTGTCGATGCTTGTAATAGGTATCTTTCCATATTGTTGTTTTTTTTAAGTATAGGGGGCGTTGTTTTGCCCCCTAATTATTTTACATCAATGCTATTTGATAATAAATATCGCTGTGGCTATCGTAATAGCAAACGTCCTCTTTGTTCAAAGCCTCCGAGTAAATTGTATTTGCGCAATCAAGGGCAATAAATTGTTCGTCTGTAAGGCTTTCTATTCTTGCTTTAATTTCGTTTCTTTCCTTTAAAAACTCTGCTATTTCCTCTTCGCTTGCTTCATCTTCTTTCATCCATTGCAATGTTTCGTCAATGTCAACTTCTTGGAAATGCTCTGCGTCGCCTTTAAAAAATAGAGTGTATTTGTTAGTTTGCTTATATTGCTCTAATACATCGATTGCTTTGTAAACGCCTCCGCAATCATATTCAAAGTTTCCATTTCCTTTCTTTCTAATAATTACGATGTCTAGTTCGTTTTCCTCTGCTATCTTTTCAGCTTGTGCAAAGTTTTTTAAACCTGTTATTGCCTCGTCAAAGTTACCAACTTTTACCAATTCTAAATCGTTAGCTTTTGCAATATTTTTTAATTCTGTTGTTGTCATAGTTAATCTTTTTTATTGGGTTAATATTTTATTTGTAAAGGGGTGGGTAAAAATCCACCCCTTTTGTTTTTGATTAGTTATTGAAATGTTCGTTGTATTTTGCAGTTAAATATTTTACAAGTAATTTATCTTCTGTGTAAACGTTGTTTCCTCTCTCGCCTTGACAAATAGCAATGTAACCTTTTTCTGTAGGTTTTTGAACAAATAAGAAATCTTCATTGCCTGCTCCCTCGAATGTGTAAGGAATGTTTTTAAAGAACTTGATTAACTCTCTTCTCTTTTGTTCTTGATTTGCTTTGCGGTGCATCTCAAATTTTATAGAGAAACGTTTAGATGCCTTTTCGCTTGCGTTGTTGAACTCTTCTCTTGTAAATCCTTTGAACATTGCTTTGCGTGCATCGAATTTTAGAGTGTGCCAATTTTCAGTTTTGAAAATGTTGAAGTTCTTTGCTGTTGTTTTGTTTGTTGTTGCCATAATAGAATTTGTTAATTTAATTTGTTTGACTTGTTGTTTATTTTTTACATTGCAAAGATATAACTTTATCTTGATACCTGCAAGCACTTTTCAAAATAACTTTATGAAAAGCCCTTATTTTAACTATAATTTAACAAATGAGCATAAAAAAGCGATGAAACGCTCTCGAGTTCCATCGCAAAATAAACAAATTCTATTTAGTCGGAATATTATCCAGACAGTGCAAAGATAGTTACTTTTTTACTTATATGCAACTTTGCGCTGCACTTAATTATTTACGCTATATATAATAAGGTATAACAGTATTCAAACAACATTTAAACGCTATTCAAATACAGTATAAATCAATGCATTTTATACACCATTATATCTGTATACTTTGAATTATAGTTTAGCGTTGTATTTACTTTCACCTGTGTAGCATGTTCAAATGGATTGCAATTCTCTTTGTTTTCACCCATCCATTCGCAAAGCTCTAATATTTGAGATTTATTCGAAGTAAAATAAATGTAGTCACGATTTACAAGGATTGAAAGAACATCGAGATATTCTTTTAATCCCCATGTCATTGTATAAGTTCCTACCTCTGTTGAGAGATATGGCGGATCAACCAAAAATAGCACATTAGGTGTATCTTTATAGTCTTGAAATAACTCTTTGTAGTCTTTAGACACTACCTCTACACCTTCGAGATAACCATCTGCGTTAAATTCATTTTGCCTTACAACATTATAAAAGGTTTGCTTTGTAAGTTCATCGAAACTAGTTACATATTTCATTGAGAACAAAAGCGAAGAAGACAGCGTTATATAATCCACAAAGCCATATCTACCTTCATGTGCTTTCACAACTTCTAATATAGCTTCTTTAATGTCTTTCGCAATCATTTTATCTCTTGGAAGTTCCTTTGTAAAATCCCTAATTTTAGCAAGTAACTCATTAGTTTGCGGTATTGCTTTTAGACGTCTGCTGTAATTATCAAAATCGTTATACACGACTTTTGCAAGTGGTTTTTCTTGCTTTGCGGTGTGCGAAAGCAAGCCAGAACCACCAAATAAATCTACAATAGTTATATCATCTTTATAGTGAGATAATATTGTCTTTACATCTTTTATAAACTTACGTTTTTGCCCCATAAATGGTAGCGGAGCCTGGAAATAATTTTTCTTTAATTGCATAATGTTTTTTGTTTTTCGATTATTATTTGTACTTTTGCATCTCTCACTTACATTTTCTTTAAATATAAAGCACGTAGTCACGGCAGAGGATTTTGTCCCCCAACCCGTGGCTACGTGCTTAGAGTAAATGTAGGTGAGATGATATTTACAAAAGGTTGGGGGATTTTTTATACCCCCAAACTAGATATTTTATAGTTTTACTTCATATTTTTTAGTTTAATTGCTCCACGAACTTTGTTATACCTTTCATTGTTGCAGTGTTTTCAGGCGCAACAAAGAATGTGTTATCTTTAATAATTGGATCAGTAATATTACCAGCAAGAACAAAACTCTTCTGTGATGAAAAGTCATTATTGCCTTGTATCACCAATCTGTTAGTATCACCTTGTATATTTACGCCATTCTCGCAATTTCTAAACACATTATTTTTGATTGCAATATTATTCATCAATCCCTTTGTATCAATGTTTATTGCTGTTATCGAATTATGAATTGAATTGCCAACGAACGAAATATTATCACTTGTAACGTGTTCTAATTCTGCAACAGAAATGCCCACTTTATTATTAACTAATAAGTTGCTCGCAAATAGGCAATCGTCCGCCCAAACATGAATGGCTAAACCTTCGTTGCAATCATAGATTGTATTGCCACTTACATTCACATAACGACCAGTTTCAACAGTTATACCTCTATTGCACTTTCGAACGACATTGCCCGTAATTACTTGACCTTTTCCGCTTTTCATTTTGCCGTCTCTCGCAAGCGTAAAACGCTTTTGGTCTTCTACGAAAATTCCACGCATTCCACCACCCACACAAATATTATTTGCAATTACGATGTCCTCCGCATCCCATTCGTCGTAACCTGTTCCAATTCCGATACAAGCGTGTCCGAAAACATGTCCTCCTCGCCCTGCGTTAATAATGATATTATCCGTAATTGTGACACGATTCAAGAAATCTATACCCAAAGCCGTGGGACGACTCCCAACAGATTTAATTCTCGTGAAATGAGCATCTTTGATATACCTCATAAAAAAATGCTTACCTGTATTCGTAGTATTTGGGCTTTGAACTTCTAAATCAGATACCCCTATATTATAAACAAAGTCACCTTCAAATAATGAGTAATTATTCTTAATGCCATCTTGCATATCCAAAATAGTATTACCAATTCCTTGTCCTCTTAAATGAACATTACTCATGAATTTTACAGTACTCTTGAAAATAAAGGTTCCCTTTGGTAATTCAATGATACCACCACCTGATTGACTAACCTTCTCAAATAAAGCAGTTAAAGCAGGACCATTATCAGGATTATCAACAGAAATACCATAGTTACCTCCCAAATATACATATCCACCATTAGCGGCAGCACTCTCAACGGCTTGAATCTTATCAAATAATTTTTGTGCTGAATAATCTTCATACTTAATTCCATACAAGAAATCACCTTGAACTCTGCCTTTTGCTGTAATTTTAGCATATTTGGCACCAAGAGGGAATTCAACAACAACGTGCTTTAACTCGCCATTGCCTTTGCTAATTTGATGAAATGCACAAAACTTCTTGTTTTTATCGTAGAAATTAATACCGCAATTGCTTTGCGCTACCAGATTGTAGTCAAAGGCGTCGAAGTTGTCATGGCTTAAAAAATCTTGTGTGCCAACCCATCTAGTACTATTGACTTCTTTACCTGCTTCTGCGCCTCCGTTCACAATCAAATTAGTAAGATTAGTTATTTTTTTAACCTTACGTTTTTCTATCGCTTCATTTGCCAAAGTAGTTGCTTTTTCCCCTCTCCAAGAAAACTCGAAATTTGCGATAGGCTTATCATATCTATTTCGATAGCGAATATACACATATTCGACTTCTAAAGGTCTTTCAAGCTCTCGTTCTTCGAGGGGTTTTAACTCGTACTTTTCAGTGGTAAAAAAGTCGGGTTCTGCCCCTGCCGTTGCTCCGTTATAGCTCTTTAACAAGTGGAAAGAAATGGTTTCCGTTTCTGAAAGGTTTTTAATTTTGAACGCCGTTGTGTCTCCCACGTTAATTGCAATTGAACGACCATTATTATTAGTTTCAAAGAGGTTATTTTTATTTACAAATTCCTCATTAAACCAAAGCGTTGTTTTGCCTTCTGTTACTCCAGTTATAAATGTGCGTGTACGCCAATTGATAGTTTCCGATGAATATTTTTCATCAATAGACTTCACGCTTTCATCAAGTAAATTCAAGTGACTATTCGTTGTATCAGAATAGTTCTCAAGACTTGTTGTGCGTTCAACAGATATACTTTTTATGGTCAAAACACTTCCATTCTCCTTCATATGAAACATTAACCAAGGTTTTCTCTGGTCGAACTTTAAAACTTCGTTAAATTCAACATCTCCACCTATAGCGAATGATTTATACTCATGCCTATCAGTATAGGCATTTGTAGATAACGTATTGAACATCAGATGAACTGAGTCTGTCGATCTACCTGTTGACGAGAAAGATATTCGCAAGCGATAAGACTCACCATCCTTGAAGATATTCGCAAGCGAGAAGCCATACATTTTATTAGTTGCACCGTTAAATTCATAACTTGTATTACCCTTCCAAAGCACCCCTCCAAAAGAAGATAGTTTTTCATTTTCAATTGCAACAACTTCCATCTCAATTTGCGAACTCACTTTTACAAGTTCTTCTCCGTTCCAACGGTATAGTGAATTATCTGCTTTATTCACATAAACTTTATTACTATATGGCTTACCATCTGCAAACGACTGATAAATTCTATCTGTTATTCCTTTTTCAGGATTAGATAACCACCCACTGTAATATTGCTTATCTGCAAAAGCAAAAAAGCGTTTATTTTCCACATCAAAAAGGACTTTAAAATCACCTGTAGCAGACTCCTGCAGAGGTTGTGTAACAACACCACTTGTAAAGCCATCGAACTCAAGAATATTATACAACTCTTCTGATGTTTTTTTATTCTCCAAGGTCGTAAGGCGTTTTACAAGTTCTGCAACCTCACGACCTATATTCTTGATAGCAGTTGTTCTTGCAGTTGTTTCTTGCACCAAATTCTCTTCCAAAGTTTGTCCTTTTGCACCTGAATAAGCCTGCCAGGGAGAAGAACCAACAATTACATTTGCGATATTACTGACAAACGACCATCCGTCTTTATCATACATATAAATATCGCCATTGTGAATGTCTGCTTTATTTTCTGCATTATAAATGCTGACCAATTGTCCTTGTCGAAGAGGCTTCCCATCGACATTTGGAGATTTGTCACCCTCCATAGTAGCAATGCTGTTATAAACTTTTGTAATGCCCAAAGATGAGGTATTACGCTCCATCAATGAAATAAATTCTAGCGTGTCCGCAATCAAGCCTCCTACTTCTTCAGGTGTTATAGATGCTGCTATATAGCGTTTTCTCAGCGCATTTGCACGCTCTTGTAAATTATAAATATTTGTCATAGTGTTATATCTAAAGTAATTGGACAATCTCGAGGTGTTGATGTACTTGAAACAGGTTCAAAAATCAAAGTATCTAACCCTGGAACCCATTTAAGCGTTCCAATAGCCTTATTCAAGAAGGTTGATTTTACCTCAACACCCTTTAAAAATGCTTTTCCCAGCCATGGAAAAATCCTACAAACTAAATATAATGGTTTAGGATCTGATTCGTAAGGCTCACGCCATGATGTCTCATCACTTGTTAAATAAAGCTGAAAGCGAGTGCGATTATTCACGGTTCTTGCACGAGCCTTACCTGAATAGCCATTATACATACGAACACTTCCAATGTCTTTCCATTCGCCTTGCTCCACGTTCTTCTCCAATAAATCTGCAAATACAGCAATAGTTGTAATATCGTAAGCTGTCGCAACACCATCCTTTGAAGAAGAAAAATACACTTCTTTTTCAATTCTGCAAGGGTGTTCTTGACCGTCTGCGAAAAGACGATTATCCGATGTTACTTCACGGATGCAAGCATATATAGGCATGCCTTCTATAACATCTGCAACTCGTGTTTCATTCCATGATAGAATATTACCACCTGCATACATTGCACCAGGTGATATAATAACGCCACCTTCAGGTGATCGTTTTACTTTTGGTAGATTCATCGCAAAGGCTTCGACTTTATCGCCTACAAGCGACTTAATTAAAAGAAGCACGACATCTTTTGAAAAGCTTTGGAGCAATTTTAAATCATCCAAGTGAATTGGCATTCCGCCATCGTGAAAATTAATCTCTTTCATACTTCGTATAAATTAATGCTGTACCTTTTGCCAGCTGGTTTATAAACGTTTAAGGCATTGACTATTTTTGTCAAAAATTCTCCTTTGTATTTGTCTTTTTCAATCTCTAAAGATGTACATAAAAACGTAGGTATATGTACTATAAAGTTTGGTTTGTCTGGCACTTCGCCTAGTTCATAAAGAATGAACTTGTTATTGATAAATGGTGCTATCTGGTTCTCATCAGCAAAATACACATACACTTTATTACTATTATCTATCTCTTCAATTCGTATCTCTCTATTTTTCAAAAAGAACAAACCATTAAGATAGCTTTCTATCGAGGTCCTCTGAGCCGTTGTATCAAGCCTCCTTTCGACGTCGTTCTTCTTTTTTAAGAACTCCTCGTGTATATATATAATAGGTATGATCATCGCCTTCAAAATTGCAAGAAGTACCTTTGAGCGCAAGATGGGTGGAACAAGCTGCTCTATCCATCTGTTAAAGTCTACGTTATACCACATACTCAATCGTTTTATCAAGTCCAACTGCAATGAAGCTACCACCTACTGCAGTGTAGTTATTACCTACAATTTCTTTAAATTCATCGCCTGCTTTGTATTTGCAAACACCAAGTGCAACATCTACAACCCCATCTACACGCTGAATAGCATCAACAAGCTTTGTTTTGTTGAATGTTCCACCATATACAATATCTGCAAGATAGTTCTCAATTGCATGTTCTACTACCTTTTCAGATGAGGCTATATCGACGCCCTGTCGGTTTATTTTCAAAGGGTCAACGACAACCTTCACCGCAATAGATAATTCATCTGCTTTTCTTGTTCTCACGTTTATCACCACTCCTGCTATTTTAATAGCATTTATATAGTGTTTAAACGCTGTTAAAAAGTCATCTTGAAGCGGTGTCGGCTTTCCGTCTTGCTCTGCAGACACTAGCATTTCAATCGAGGCACCTCTATCTCTTACAGCTACATATTTTACAAGCTGTTTTGAAGTGTCGACTTTCGCATATTCATATCCAAATGTGCGAGGATTTAGGACCAACGCATCGCCATACTGAAAAGCTTTTGCCTTATCAAAATACCATGGAATACTTGCAACCACTGCTCTTGATATTTTCTGCTCGACGTCTTGCGTAAACTTTTCAAAGATGCTTTCTAACACATAGTGGCACGCTGCAACTATATAAAAAAGCAAGTTTTCTAAACTCACTGCAGAAAAGCAATCAGCAAAACGAGTTTTGTCTGGTGAAATCCCATAAGCATCACGAATTGCTTCATCTTGCATAAATGCATCTGTCATTGTACGCTTTATTTCAGATATAGATCTTGCCATTACTTAAATGATGAATTAAAGATTTTATTAAAGATTCCCTGTCTAGCTTTTGAACGTGAATCGTAAGCAGTTGCAGGTGATATTGAATGCACCTTGCAATACTTCTGCAACACCTTATTATATATATGCTGGTGAAGTTGTAGCTTTGTGCCAGGCTTTGGTGTTTCGCTTACGCTTTGACCATTATCCAGTGAAAGCTTTACAACTGCTTCCAAACATCCATATTCTTGGATTGCTACATCTGCTAGGGTTTGACCATTTTTCGCAAGAACTTCCATAAGTTTCTTGATTTGTAGACTACATAAGCTATCACTAATAGAGCTATAATTATTGCTATTATTCTAGCTAAATTCGCAAGCGTGAAGTCGTGTGTAACTGTTTCTTTCTTTTTTATTCCTATAATATTCTTCTGCTTTTGCGTTCGCTCTTGCCTAACGTTTTGTTCTATATTTTTAAGATCCGTTTTGCGCTGCCTATCGTGAAATAAAAACCGCTCTTTCGACAGCAGTTTTCCTGCATCGTTGTAGACTAGAACCACCGAATCTCGAACGACTATTGAGTCGAGATAAGAGGTTAAATGTTTTACCACAAATGAATCACGCAGCACGACCGAATCTCGCACAACGGTTGTGTGCGTTTCTGCTGCTACTAGCTTTTTTGAACTGCAACATCCTGTTGTTAAGAATAGAAGCAGTAAGTAGATTAGATGTCTCATGTTTTATAAGTTTTTATATTCAAATTTAGCATCGAAGCAAGGACACGCTTTGATACGTTCCCAAGGGTCTACAATGCCGTTTTTATTTGTGTCTGGCGAAAAGTCTCTGTGTCCCTGAATAATAGCATTTGGGTACTTCTTCTTAAGTGCTTTCAAAAGCAATAAAAGCGACTTCTTTTGCTCTTCAGTTCGATTGTCTACAGGCTTTCCTTTTGCGTCTATTCCACCGATATAAGCAACGTTTATAAGATTCGAATTGAATCCTTTTACACCATTGCTCACTTCATCTTCTGAAAGTATATTAAAGACCTTTCCGTGGACGTCCACGATATGATGGTAGCCTGGTTTTGACCAGCCTTTTCTTTTGAACTCAAGTAAGAGTTCTTTAATAGTTGCGTGCTGACTGCTAGCTGTGCAGTGTAC